ATTATTTGTTTTACTAAATGGTCAACATGTTTACCTCCATTCTTTGTATGTACACCATTAACGAATGATACATGTTTAAATTTATCATTTATACTGTTAGTAATGATAAATTCTGATGGGCCTGCCCAGTCAGGCATGTGGCCGCATTTCTGTGTGATATAATCTTGACTTTTATCAAAATATAATTTAGCGTAATCTTGGAAAGTGTTTATTTCAATTAATTTTTGGTTAAAATGTAGTTTCACATTAGATATAACACCTGCAATGTCATATGCTCTTTTATGAAATAATGCTTTTATATCTTCAGTTAATGAATTAAATCCAAATCTATCATAATCTGGTGTAAAAGTAATTTTAACATAATCTTTACCTGAGTATTTTTTAATTTTTGGTTTATTAATTTTGCTTAAGTTATTTTCAAATATTTGTGTATAATTTAATTTATTTTTTGAATCACCTATTTCAATTTCAAATAATTTAGAATATATATTTGTTAATTTAGCACCTAAACCATGAGTTCCAGCAGTAATACGTTTTTCTTCAGTGAATGTAGATGATGTTAATAAATGTCCAAATACTAATTCAGGTAGATATATATTATTTTTTTTATCTATAACGACTTCTACACTTGATCCATCATTCATTATAGAAATAGTATTATCAATAATATCAATATGTATATTTTTTACATTTTTATTTCTAATAGCTTCATCATATGAATTTGATATAATTTCATCATAAATTTTATATAATCCAGATGAATACTCTATTTCTTTTTCTATAATTTTATTATTCATAAAAATATCCATAACTGACTTTTCTTTTTCGATAGATCCTATATACATACCTGGACGTTTTAATACGTGTTCAATTTGTGATAATTTAGTATATGTTTTCATTAAATATAATAAGATTATTAATTTATGTTAAAAATTGAATTATACTTTCAATAAATATAATTCAATAAATATAATAATATTTTTAATATATATATTATGGCAGAGTATTTCAAAATTGATCTACCTGATAAGCATAAAGATATAATTCAACAAATAAAAATAGAAAAAGAGATTGATGCATTTAGTAAATTTCAATTTCCATATAAATCATTTGAAGGAAATGCATATGATTATATTCATAAAAGTATCTTAGAGACTAGCCCTGATAATTCATTTAAATTAGCTACAGATGGTGCAAAAATAATTAATAAAATTTTAGAACTCGCTATAGAAAGATTAAGTAAAAATATGAACATTAAAAAATTTAATAAAATAATTTGGTTAAGATATAGAGGATTATCAAATGAATTTAATGAGCCTAGATGGCATCATGATGGAAATTATAATATAGATAATATGCCATTTGAAAAGTTAAAAAATCAGAAGAAAATAATAATTTCACTAATTGGTCCTGGAACATTAATATTAAATTGTGATAATGAAATTAATAAAGAACTTGATATTAAATTAGACGAGTTAAATGAAAAATATCCATATTACAATAATAATAATAATAATAATAATAAAAGGAATTTTAAAAATGCTAGAACAATTAATGAAGAAGCTTCATCATTAATATATAAATGTCAAATGGAACAGCTAAAAAATTTTGATGGTGTAATATATAATATTGGTCGTAAAGGAGATGGATGTATTCATTCTGAACCAAAATTTGATAAACCACGATTATTTTTAGGATTAGTCCTTAATGAAATATAAAATACCTTGTGCGTTTAATTTAAAAAAATTAATTTAAAATTAATAAAAATATAAATATTTCATTATATATTTAAAGGCTTTAAATATATTTTCATTTCTATATATATGAATGATGATAATAGATTTTCAATAGTATTGTTAGAGAAGGATATATTAGAATATAGAGAGTATAAGGAAGGATATAATAAATATGAAAAAAAGTTAAAATCATGGATGTCTTTAGTTTACGGTGTACAATATGAGAAAAAAAGAAATTTTTATTATAATAAATATCTTAAAAAGATGAGATATTTAGAAAAAAAATATAGATGCAATAATATTTATACAGAATATCATTCTCAACTTGAAGGTAATAATGCATTACCAGCATATGATGATGTTAATATACCACAAGCGGTTGTTATTCCTAGTGCACCATCTATTAATCAAATAAATTCAACATCAGAATATAGTTCTAATTTAACTTATTAAAAATAATAGTAATTATTTTTAATTAAAAGTCACTAAAGTATAGTTAATGCTTTTTATATCTAAAATATTTTTGAAAACTCAATGTCATTTTCTACCAAAGCATTTTCTAAAATATCATATATTGTATCAACTATTTTTACTTCAAAATTATCTCCTTCTGGTGATAATTCGTCTTTTCTCATTTTTATAAGATCTTCTTCATTTTCTCTAGGTATTAATGCGAGAGTTACACCAGCTTTTTTAGCACCATTTAATTTAGAAACTAATCCACCAATTTGTTTAATATTACCATTTAAATCAATTTCACCTGTCATTGCAACGGTGTTTTTAACTGGAATACCACTTAATTGAGAGAATATACCTAATGTAATAGCTCCACCGGCAGATGGTCCATCTTTAGGTGTTGCAGCTTCTGGTGTATGTATATGTAATCCCCATGCTCCATTTTCTTTCCAATCATCTTGTATTTTATTTTTCATTTCTTTTGGTAATAAATTCCATGCAATAGTTTTAGCACAACTCATTGATTCTTTCATTACATCACCTTGTTGACCAGTTAATACCAAACTGAATTTAGTTTCTGAGTGAGTTTTTCCAGCTTCAATTATAGTTAAACCTCCAACACCTGCAGTAGTTGCATATAAACCATTAACCAAACCGACACCTGGATTCTTAGCAATTTTCTTAAATGTAATTTTAGGTTTAGTTGATAGTACTTCTTCTATTTTTTCTCTTGGAATAGTATATGGCATCTGTATATTTTCTCCATATAATCTTTCTAAATTAATTACTCTTAAAATTTCTACTAATTTTTCTTTTAATTTTCTAACACCTGCCTCGTAAGTATATGAATCAACTAAATGAATAATGTCATCATCTGATATTATAATATCATTTTTTTTATAACCTAAATTATCTAAAATTTCAGGTAATAAAAAGTCCTTAACTATTAAAATTTTATCTTTTGTAATTAATGGATTAATTCTTATTTCAGTAATTCTATCTCTTAAAATAGGATCTATTAAACTTGTATCATTGTATGAAAATATAATTAATGCCTTAGATAAATCAATATCTATACCTGAAAAATATTTATCACTAAATGTATCATTTTGTGTTTGATCAGTAATATGAGTTAAAATACCTGTTAATTCCCTTCCATGTTCTGTGTGACTAATTTTATCAACCTCATCAAAGAAAATTATTGGATTCATGCATTTAGAATCCATTAAAATATCAACTATTTTACCCCATACTGCACCTACATATGTGTAACCATGTCCTTCTAAAACAGAACCATTTGTAGATCCTCCTAATGGTATAAATGCGAATGGTCTAGATTCACCATCTGCATCTTTTAGACATTTACATAATCCTCTTTTAGCTAATGTAGTTTTACCTACACCTGGTGGGCCTTGAAATCCTAATATAGCACCTGTTGTTTTTCCACTAATCCATTGACCAATAATACTTTCGATTTGTTTCTTCCCTTCATCATTTCCATATACAGCAGTATCTAGTGTTGCCCTTACATCTTTGATATAATTTTTTCTATTTTCTTTATATTCATCCCATTCAGTAGATAATAATTTAACATGTTTCATTAAATTACGTTGATTATCGAGATCATCCATATTAAATTCTGTTGAATTATTTAAACATTCATTGAGTAAATTAATGTAACATTCTATTTCATAATCAGTTTCGGGTAATCCTAATTTTTCTAATCTTTCATGTAAAACTTCATTATTTTTCTTTACTAAATCATTAAATTTATCTACTTTTTGAATAAACTCTTTGATAAATGAAATAATAGCATTTTCTTTATAAATACCAAATGGAATTTTTAAAAATCCATCTAACCATGCTTGTGCTTTATTATCACCTCCACCACCAAATAATCCACCTCCGCCACTGACTGCTTTAAATTTTTCCATAGCTTTAGCTTTTACATTATCAGTTGTATTCATCATTGTAATTCTTTTATCATATGGAATATCTTCTTCAGTTATATTTTTTAATTTTTTTACTTCTTTATTAAATTCTTCGAATGCAACATCAAATAATTTTTGAACAGATATATGTAAACTCAAATATAATTGCTTTGCTTTACTAGCATCATCTTTTTTTATTAAAACATCATATAATAAACTAGCCAATCCAGCTGATTTAGGATCAGATAATATTAAAATTGTTAAAATTTCTCTTTGTTTTTCAAAATTAGAATTAGAAAATGTAAATAATAATGAACTCAAAGACATTGATTTATAATATAAATGTTTTGAGTTCGCATCTTTTACTAAATCTTTCATTTCAGATGGACTTAAAACTATAAAGTTTCTTAAACTTATTTGTTTCAAATACTTATTTTTAAAAATATCAGACATAACTTCTAAATTTAGTAATTCATATACTTCATTATTTTTTTTTTCAAATATTTTATTGTCTCTAATAATATTCATATTATCATTTTTAAAGTAGCCACTTAATGACATTACCTTTTTATTAATATAAATAAATAACCTGGCACCATGTATTTCTTCTATTATATTATTTTTTTTTGCTGCTAGTTTTTTAAAGAAAATATACCCATTATCCATATTACTTACATCAGTTAGATAATTAATTTTATTCTCAATCATACATGAAGTTGGGATGAATACATCATTATATAAAGAAATTACGTCAGTCATATTTTCATTCATATCTACATCCCAATTCTCAGTATAAAATAATTTTAACATTTCTATAATTGTTCCAGCACTAGATTTTAAAGTAAATTCCTTTAATTCCATTGTTAACTCTGTTATTTTTAATTTTATCTCATAAAATATTTCATCTTCTAAATTTTCTAATTTTATTTCTTTTTGTAAATTAGTATATTTCTCATACAATTTATTTATATTTGATAAATTTTTATTATATTCTTCACTTCCTATTTTTTTAATCATAAAATTATTTTGAATATTATTTAAAGTACTAATTATTATCTTGTACAAAAATAACATTTCGTTTTTGAGAAAATTATAGAGATCTACTTTATGTTGAAATAAATTTTTGACATCTCTTAAATTATCTATTGTTTTCAAGTCATCCATATTGTATAAATAATATAATAAATTTAATACGGTTAAATTACGTATATTCAAATTTAAATCTTGTTATATATATGCCTGAAGGACCGGAAGTTACGAAATTAAGTCAATATCTAAATAAATTTTTAAAAAAAAATAAAATATTAAATTTTAAAATTTTAAAAGGTAGATATGGTAAAAAATTACCGAGTGGATATGAAAATTTTATGAAGAATTTACCTTATAATATAAAATCTGTTTTAAATAAAGGTAAATTTATATATTTTACTCTTAATAAATCATGTTATATATTCAATACTTTGGGAATGAGTGGATTCTGGACTACTGAAAAACTAAATCATTCTAATCTTGTGTTTGAAACTGAAAAAGGCCCATTATATTTTAATGACCAACGCAACTTTGGTACCATAAAATTTATATTCTCAGAAGATGAATTATATAATAAATTATATACTATTGGTCCAGATATGCTAGATTTAAATGTAAAACTAGATATTTTTTTACAAAGAATAAATTTAAAAAAAAATAAAAATAAATCAATAGCTCTTATTTTAATGGATCAATCTATCATTTCTGGAATTGGTAATTATCTTAGAAGTGAAATTTTATGGCTTGCTAAGATTTCACCTTATAGAAAAATAAATAGTAGTGATAATAAAGATAAAATATTATCACAATATGAATTAAAAAAATTATTTAATATTATTATTAAAGTAATTTGGTGTTATTATGATTTATCTAAAGCAATTAAATTTAAAATTATATCACAAAAAGAATTAGTTAAATTTAATACAAATAAAGATTTTTTTGTATATCAGCAAAAACAAGATATTTATGGAAATAATGTAATTAGAGAAAAAATCGGTGAAAGATCTATTCACTGGGTACCTGAAATTCAATACTAATTAAATATCTTATATAATATTCTAATCTATGACTCTCTATATTACCTGCAAGAAAATTAGAAATATATGAACTACATAAATCTTTATAGGAAACTATGTTATTATCATCATCTATCATATATTTATTTTTCTCTTCACAATATCTATAAAAAGGAATCTTTACTAAAAAGTCTTTCTGACAACATAATGTAAATGTATTTTCTACATTCTCATTAAATTTTTTAGCAAAACAAACACTACCAAGTAAAGGACACGCAAATGTTATACATTTTGAATTTATACCTTTATTCATTTTAAAATATAAAGATCCTAATTTAGCTATTGCTGCTCCTAAACTGTGACCAGTAAAAATTACTTCATTATATTTATCTTTATTAACATCTAATATAAGTTCTATTTCTGATCTTAATCTATTAAATATGTATAAAAAACCTTTATGAATATTACATTTAAAATCTTCAGAATATTGTAAATTAAAATTTAAACAATTAATTTTGTCAGTATTACTATTTATACCCGGAAATGATATAAATAATTTGTTATCATTTACACAGTATAATATACTTGGTAGACCAATATTCAACTTGTAATTTATTATTGGATTTAAGTTATTTTCTTCAATAAATTTGAATGATTTTAAATTTGAAAAGCACTTTGTTTCATATTTTAATTGTGATTTTATATAATTATTATCTAGGTATGCTAAATTAGAAAAATAAATACAAGCTTCTATTAAATTTTTCATTTATTTTTACTTAGAAAAAAAAATGAAAAATAATTTTCAATAATAGTAAATAATATAATATTTATAAAATTTGCTAATATAAAATTTACATCAAAAAATTGTAAACTCCATATTTCTTTCATTTTTAAAGTTTTAATTATAAAAGGAATAATATTATCTAATCTTAATACTAATATATTATTTAAATCTGGTCTTATCCAGATTCCTCTAATTTTTGGATTTATTTCTAAATATAAAATCCATGTTATTATTGAAATTAATAATTTATAGCAGAAATTATATTTTATTTTACTAAAAATATTTATCATTATAATTATAATAATAAATATTTATCATTTATTTCTTCATAATTCATATCTATTAGGGATTTCATAAATTTCGACGTATTCATTAAATTTAATACTTTTTAATTTTCTATGCCATTTTTTAATTTTATGATCAAAATTTATATTTTTTTTATAATTATCTAATTTAAATCGATTATCGTTTAAAAACATATTATCTATTAAAAACATATTTAAATTATCATTATTATTTATTTGTGTTGTAGGTTCAGTCATTGTACTAAATATACTGATACTATAACTATTTCAAACATAATTAATTTAATAAAATATATTTTATTAAATTAATTATGAAGGACAAGACGAAGTATCACCATTAACAGGCATTATTCCGCAAAATAGGTTACCATTGTTTTCATCAAAATTAAATTTACGACTATCTCCCATAGCATCTGTTAATGTATGTATTTGTGTACATAAATCTAATGCTGCGTCATCAATAGGTAAAATGGCAGATACACGATCTAAATCCCCAGGGTTAGGAACTGATAATTCAACTGTTTCAGCTTGGTAAGGAATTTCAGCTTGTGGAGCTACTGCTTGAATTTCTGCACTGCCTACTACAGCGTCTTGAATCAATTTGGTTCTTTTTGATAAATTACTCTCCCCTAAAATCTTTATTATCCAATCATTATTAGGATCAGTTAATAAGTTAATTAATCCTATAACATTAGAATCAGTTGTGTTATTATATAAAGTAATTAAAGGACTTTTTAATATAGTAAAATCTAATGTTATCCATTCATCTATTAAATTTAAATATTTAGAATTTATTAATGTTAGTAAATCAGTATTTATCGGTGTTTTAAAGAACTTACTCATTGATATTATTAACTCTCTTGAAGATTGAGATTGACTTTTATATATATTATACAAAGCTAAAGTATCAGTATTTAACCTATTAAATAATAGTATCGCATCTGAATTATTTGGATCCGAATATGCATCATAATTAACTTTATTATTAATATAAGTATGTAATTTTACTATATTATCGAGTTTTTCACCTATATAACTACTTAAAATATTAGGATTACTAGTTCCCGTAGGTGTCAGACCATTTATATAATTATCTGTAAATGGAGATGTTCCATTAACAACTAAATTAATTATAGCTTTGCTATCAGTACTTAAAGTATTATACTTGGTATTAAATAATCCAGCAGAAACTGGTGATACTGCTGGTTGATATACAACTTCTGGTACTGCTGGTTGACCTACAACTTCACTATTAATTACTGTTTTAGTTACTGTATCGTGTCTCATCTTACATTGACAAAATCTATTTGATCCCCTTTTTATAAAGGAGTGTCCTCTAAAACCATATTGACTGCACATGGTACCACAATCACTTGCATTACATAGAGAATCTGTAACAGTAAAATATTCTTGAGATGAATTACGTTTTAGGAATATATATAATAATAAAATTATACATACCAAAATAATTAGACGAATTTTTGTTATTTTCATAAAAGTATATAATTAATTGACATAATAAATATTAGTTAAATCAATCGTTTTAAAACATAATGGACATTCTGTCTTATTTGATTCTTTAAACCATTTTATGATACAATCATAATCAAAATGATGATTATTATTACATTTTATTATTTTATTTTCAGGAATATCGTGACATATATTGCATCTAGAACATTCTATTTTATGTCTATATTTTAATATATCTAATTCTAATAAATATTCATAATTATTAATTACTAAATTATTTTTAATATTTACTAATAAATTAATTGATTTCAAAAAATTTAATACTTCATCTGAATTATTATTATTTTCTAATAAATAATCTACAAATGTCTTATTTTTATTATCTAATAAATCAGGGTTTATACCAATTTTTATTAAATATTTTAATACATCTACATTAGGATTTTTTGAAATACATCCTGCAGCGTAATGTAATGCATTATACTTTTCGATACTAATATTAGATAAATCTTCCCTATTTAAATGTACACATAAAAATTTTATTAAATCTAAATTCACATCTCCTTTGTTATCACATCCACATGCATACATTAAAGGAGAATCTAATTGTAAATCATGTGCATTAACTTTAGCTCCCCTTTCGATTAATTTCTTAACAATATCAAAATTATTATTCATACATGCGTACATTAAACATGTATTTTCATTAGAATTACATATTTTAACACAAGCTTCTTTTGAAAGTAAAAATTCAATATAATTAACATTATTATCATTTGTTGCTAATAATAAAGGACTATTATTATCTATATTTAATGAATTTATCTCATTACATAAACTAAAACATAAATCATAAAATGTATTATCATTACTTTTATAAGTTGATAAATAATGTAAAATATTATTACCATTACTATCGGTATTACTAAAGTCGTAATTAATAGAATTTAAATATTTTAATATTTCTATTTTATTAGATTCAATTGTTTTATTATTTAATAGAAAATATATAATTGATTTATCTTCATTCGTATATCTTAATTCAAATTTTTTTTGTAAAAAAAAATCAATCATCTCTATATTTAAATTTACATTCATAAATAAATAACATATTGGAAATATTCTTTCCTTGTTATAAAAGTTATGAAAAGAAACAATATTATTGTATAAATTAATAAAATCTTTAATTTTTGAAAATGTACTGTTTTTCAATAAATTTATAAATTCAGTATACTTTATAAATATTGTTCTAAAATATAACTCAATATCATAAGTTATATTATCCGTTCCTACTAGTCCATCAAATAAAATATCGGTGATTGATGGCATTATTATAATATATATCATCTTTATAAAGTTAAATTATTTGTATTTAAAGAATATTTAATATATATAATTATGTCATATTATAAGGATTTAGAAATTTTACCAACAGCATCTATGGAGGAAATATCAGTTGCTTATAATAATATTATTAATAAGTTAGACGAAGATGATACAGGTTGTGACTTATTAATAAGGTTAGATAATCGGATTAAATATAATAAAGTTTTTGCTACATTATCTAATTATAATTCAAGAAGAAAATATGATAATTTAATGGAAGAAAGCACAAAGGCAATTACTGCTTATAATTCTGATAATTGTTATTCTTATGTATCATTTAATAATACAGAAGATGATGAAGTATTAAATACTAATGAAAAAGATGATAATGATAATAATATATTAAATAAGATTGAAACATTATTTTTAGATTTAAATGTTAGATTAGAAAGTATAGAGAAAAAAATTTATAATAATGAAAAAATAAATAATAATTTTTATAAAGAAAGGAAAAAAATAAATACAAAATGGACAAAAGGTAAAAAAACAGTAAATATTGTAACTGATCTTAATAATAATGGTGAAATGAGTAGAAAAGTAAAAACAATTGGATATGATTCAGATGGGAATGAAGAAATAAAATATAAAACCATAAATCCTAATAATTTGAGTAAAAATGTGTAAAAAATTAACCAATGTAATATTTTAATATAATTTTAATTATGTTAAATCATTATTATAATATTTTAAATTTTGGAATTAGTTCAGGATCTGACGTTGGGATTAGTCCCGAATCCGATCTTAGTTCTATTCCTGAGTTAGATTCTGATTCAAGTTTTGAGGAATTACAGCATTATCCTACTCAATTAATTTATTCTCCAATAATAAAACCAATAAAAACTAGAATAATTACTAAAAATATAATTAAATTTATATTTAGAGATGAAGGTAAAAAAATAAAAAAATTAAAAATCTAATATATTACTCGTATTATATTAGATAATTTATATTTATTGTGTTGGTAATAATTCATATTCACATTTATTTCCTGCTGAATCCCAATATCCATATAAGTCAGTATTTGGATCTCTTAATCTATGACATCCAATACTTCTCATAATTTTTTTTGCAGTAGCATTTTCCCAATCATCTTTTTTGGTTTTCCATTCATTTAAGGAAGTTAAATCGCCATTTAACTTATTTAAAAATCCAGAATCAGCTTGATCTCCTGTTAATTCTGTTTGTAAAGCTTCAATATCAGTAGTAGTAGGTTTATTAGTACCTGAATATACAGCATCATATTTAGCCTTAAATGAATCAATATCTGCATTTTTTTTAATTACTTCTGTAGTTTGACGATCAAATATATCATATTTAGCTATTTGTTTTTCATAATTATATGCTGGAGTAGCAAAATTAGGATGATGAGCATTTCCTGCTTCGGATGATTCATTTGTTTGAGTATTAGTTGCTGTTAAAAATTCGTTTGTATTACCTGCAGGTCCTCCAAATTCAGGATTTCTTCTAAAATCATAACTAAAATTACCATTTACATCTAATGTAAAATATTTATTTTTATCATTAATCGCAATTTCTAATTCAACATGTGTATTTGCATCAGTTAACTTACTTATTTCTGAAATGTAAATTTCAATATAATCTTCTGGTAAATTTTTTGTATCTCCTGCTAATTGATCTTCAGTAGGGACAGTATCATTTGCTAATTTATATAAATATACATATCCACCATTTAATTTATATTTTGGTTTATCACCTGATTCATTAATTGTATTTAAAGTAGGATCATTTAATTCACTTATTTGGTCTAATAATGCTGGACCAACATTATGTAGCTGTACTTCTTCTCCTAACACAATTTTTTTTTTAAGAGTAGTTGGAACCTCTTCGGAATTAGGATCTATTGTTCCTGCTGGATCATCTAACTCTTTTAAATATCTATTTTTTATCTTTTCTACTGTTATCTCATCTAAATTAGTATTATCTGTTGCCGTTAAACTTCTTAATTCGAATCTAGTATGATCATTTAAATCATCATCATTACAATTAGCTGGACCTCCAGAACATACAACTGTTCCACTACTATCTACACAATTACCATTATCGCCTTCAGCAATACAGACTCTTTTCAAATATTTTCCATATGCAGCTCCACATGCTGGAAATGTATTTTGTTGATTATTAAACGGATCAGTTCCAGTATCTTTTGCACATTTAACAACATCATTTAAATCAACATCTCCACATCTAGGATCTGGTGTAACTGTTGGAGTTTCTCCTGATGAGTTACTACCTGTGAAACGATTTATCATACTTGATGCTAAATTCCTACCTTGATCCAATCCATTATCTATCACACTTGATGTAGTACCCTTATAACATTGTCCTGCAGGTAAACTATCAGTTGCGGGGTTTCCCCATCTTTTTAAATTGTCACGATTTATTTCATTTATTGTTCTGTTATCACTATAATTCTTAATTGCATCTTTCATACTTTTTATAGATGATGTGTTAGTTGTTGTATCTTCTACCAATAAATTAGAAAAGTTTTCATATGACATACAATTTGCTGTAGCAAAATATACAATAGTAAGCATTAATGCACCTTCAAAGTTAATAGTACTTAAATATGCAATAGATGATAGTACTATCATCTTAACAATAGGTTCTTTTAATAATTTTTTAAATTGATTTGGTACCATATCTGTTAAACAAGCTATATATATTACAATACCAACACCAATATACATTCTAGTATTCTCGTCATGTATTATAGAATTTAAAAATCTATCAAACATTATATAATTATATAATATATTAAATATATTTAATAAATATCATTTATTAAATATTTTTTAAAATATTATATAATTTTAATCTTTATCTATTTAATGAACGTAAATAAATGGGGTCCTGGTGGTTGGGAATTCTTACACTCCATAACTTTTAATTATCCTCTCGAAGATGAAGTTGAATCTGTTCATCTAGAAAACTATAGAGATTTTTTTAAATCTCTTGGAAATATGTTACCATGTAAATATTGTAGAGAATCCTATCTAATTTATTATAGATATATTCCAATTGATAATTTTTTAGATTCAAGAGAAGGCGTTGTTTATTGGCTTTATAAAATACATGAACTTATTAATGAGAAAATATTTAAACCGAATGCATCTTTAAAAGATGTTGTACGTAAATATGAAGATATGAGAGCAAAATGTGGAAAAATGTCACGTGATGGTGATAAAGATAAACAATATAAAACATGTCAAGAGAAACCAAATTTAATTGATCAGGAATATTTAAATAACTTTTTAAATAAAGCAAATTCTTATGAATCAATATTCGAAGAATTAAAAAAAAAATTATATGAATCAGATGAAAATCCAAATAAAAAAAAATTAGATGTAAATCCAAATAAAATATATCATGTTAATTATAAACCAACTAATGTTTGAATTATATCCTATATCTTTTCATTCTAATAAAAAATATACAAATCAAATCAAAAAAATTATATATTTTTCTCTATTTATAGTTTTTAGTTTTTTTGTTATTTGGTTCGTACGATTTTCAGAACCAATAAAAATTAGTAAAAATCCTAAATTAGTTAATCCTGTGCAATATCGTTTATAATTAAATAAATATTTAATTATAAAATAATTAATAAGTTAATAAATTAAGCATGTGCTTCTTGCATATCTTGCATATCTTGACCACCATCATTAGATTTCAGTTTAAATCTGTAAAAACTTGCTGATCCTTCACCAAATTTAATCTCTTTTTGAGATACTAGAGCATCTAATCCTTCTTTTGTATCAACTGTTAAATCTCCAGATCCCATTAATGTCTTATTCTTGGTATAGAATTTGAAATAGAGAACATCTACATTACCAGACGATGTCGCTAATTCTTTTACAGAATTTTTTAATTCATCATAATCAACATTATCCAAATTTATATCTTTAAGTCTAAAGAAAATTTTGTAGTATGAATATTTTGTTCTTACTCCTTCATCTCTCATCTTCTTGTATGCTGACCTAGCACTTTCTACATTATCAAATACTAGAAATCTAGAACCACTACTTGTGGTATGAGTATTTACTAAACCATCTAATGATAGTTCTTCTTTATGTTCATTACTAACAAGCAATGTTCTACCTGCTTTTCTTCTAGGTCTTGTTTCATTTGTTGCCATCTTTATAATATAATAGAATAGTTTCTTCTTTATATGCCTTTTATATTTCAATTTTTAAATATATGTCTATATCCAAAAAATTGAAAAAAATAATAGCTTAAAAATAATAGTATATAATACATAAAAAGACGAATATGAGTACTAACACTGCCACCGATTCTACTGTTTTTGACATGGCAGCATTTAGAGATGCTATCTGTAAAGATCCCTTGACAGGTATTGAAAGGACTTTTGGAGAAAATAATCATCCAGAACTTACACTTGAAGGATTGGGTGACAATTTAGTTGGACTTTACTTCAAACTTGTAAGAGGCATGCATCAAGATGAATTGTACTCACTTCTTCAAACTTGTATTGATGAAGCAAGGGCAAAAAAAAATCTAGCAATGCTAGAGAACATTTTTGTCCTTGTATTTCAAACAAGATGGACCCGCGGAGGAAAGGCTGAAAAAAAGTTGACATACCAAATGTTCAACTTTCTTACGAAATTCTACCCAACGATTGTTGTTGATATGGTAGAATTGTTTCCACATTTCGGATACTGGAAGGATCTTCTTCTTCTACTACAAGAAATGAAATTAACACCAATTGAAGGTGTTAATTACTTTCCAATTCAGCAAAAAGTACATCAGCTTTTTGCTGATCAACTTACGAAAGATTACACGTCTCTTCTTTCAACTCCTGAAGGTAAGACTCCTAATATTCAAGGATACTGTGCAAAGTGGGCACCTTCTGAAAATAAGGAGTTTGATAAACTTCTCAACTCTGTTTCGGAAATATGCAAGATTTTGTATCCTGAGTTGGTAGGACGTGACGCAACTCATAGTAAGACTAAGGAAGAAATTAAAAAATCTTGGCAAAATGCCAAGATGCAGTATCGTAATATGACTACTGCATTACGTCGTGCACTTGAGATTCCTGAAGTGCAAATGTGTGCTAATCGATGGGAAGAAATTAACATCGGGCGCATTACATCACTTTGTATGAATCGTTCTTCTAGTGCTTTCCTCAATGAGATGAAAGAAACTGATATTACAGAAGAAGAAGAAGCTACAGGTAATCGATATCCGGATCGACCTGATAGGGTAGCATTCAGAAATAAACTTATTGACCATGCAGTTGAGAAAGGAATTTCTGGAAAGCAACTGCTACCTCATGAAGTTGTACAATCTGTCTTTCAAAAATCTTCTTCATCTCGCAAAATAATTGCTGATGCACAGTGGGATAAGGTTATTGAGAATACACTAGAACAAATCAAGACACGTGCTGATCAACTTAAAGATTCAGGAAAAGATATTAAAGTTGACATTACAAACATGGTCCCCTTGTCTGATGTATCTGGATCAATGACAGGTGAACCAATGATGGTATCAATCGCTTTGGGCATTCTAGTTTCCCAAATTGCCCCACCAGCTTTTAAAGATATGGTAATGACGTTTTCTGATGAACCTAAATGGCATCGGTTCACTCCTGAAATGTCATTTCATAAGAAAGTACAATCCTTAGCTGGTGCGGAATGGGGTGGAAGTACTGACTTTGAGGCTGCTATGGACTTGATTATTCAAGTTATTAAAACTCATGGTTTAACACCTGAACAAGTTCCTAATCTACTTATAGTTTCTGATATGCAGATTAACCAGGCAATGGGTGGTAGTGGATACTATGGGAGTGCAGCCAAACGTTGGGCACCGATGTATGAAAATATCAAAGCTGGATTTTCAGCAATTGGTATGTCTACACCTACTATCATCTTTCTGAATGTTCGTTCAGGAACAGTAGGATTTCCAGCAGAATCTGATCAAGAAGGAACTATGCTTCTTTCAGGATGGTCTCCATCAGTTTTTAAATTTCTTCTTTCTGGAGAAATTGATGAGGAAGTTGAAATGATTGATGAAGAAACTGGTGAAACCATTAAAATCAAGAAGAAACCAACTCCTCAAGATATAGTTTTAAAGATACTATCGGATGATGGATTAGCTCCAGTTCGTGAAGTTCTCCAAAAACATAAGGAAGAACTAACCAAGTTCTAAACCCTTTATATATTATTTGTGAAATACCACAAAAATTGATAAATATATTGATTTATAGTTAAATCTTTACTATAACAATAAAAATAATGGAATTACATAATTTCAATAAAAATGATTTAAATATCATTCAAACTAAAAGGTTACATTCTGAATTGAGTTATTTATTAACATGGGAAACAACATACCTAAATAATGACATTAAAATTATTAAATATAATCATTCTGAAAATGACATTTCATGTATGATTTATTATGATGGTAAATTTAATTCATGTAATTTAGATACTAAAACATTTAATTTAAATACAGAATGTGAATCTCTAAAAATAAAATGTGAACCAATTAAATTAAAATCAACAAACTTAAAACATTTTTTGGAAAATTTATCTACATATCTACGTTTGGTAAATCATGATCATGAAAAATATGTTATTACTAAAAAACAAAAAATAGAAGTACCAATAAAAAACATAGATTTTATGTGGAATCCATATTTAAACTTAAAAACTAAAACCAGTTTTAGTTTTAATATTTTAGAACTTAGACAAATGGCAAAAAACTTTTATTTAGAAAAAGGTTTTGATTGTCAAAACCTTAATATTACAAAAGAACATATAATTGATATAATTATTAAAGAACTTCAAGGCTTGGATAGTAATGATAACTTTAAGCTTTCAATAAAAGATAATATTTTTGATTTTGATATTATTTTTACAAATTTTGAAAATGAGAATTTAACTTCTGAATTGAATAAGTTAAATTCAGAAGGAATTAAAATGAATATTAAATTAAATAGTAATTTATATCCATATTTTCCACCAAATATATCATTTAAAAATAAAATTAATAATAACCTAGATTTAGCAATAATAAAATTAGGTTATTTCAATCCTATTGAATGGAATCCAACTAATACTTTAGAAAGTATGATTATAGGTATACATAAAATTCTAAACGAAAATGCAAGTATTGGATTATCTATACCTTCTAAATATGAAGACATTGAATCACTTATCCAAAATATTACTAATACGAATAATATAATTATTTCCACTACAACTTTCAGTAATATTAACCTAGATTACATTAAAGTTAGTCAAGAATCTAAACAATCAAGTGATTCTAAATACTGGAATTCAGGAGTTGGATATGGATACAGTGGCAGAAATAAATGGGATATTAAGAAATTTATTGAAGAGAAAAATGTAAAAAATACTCAAACCTTATTTCTAATTAAAGAACTACTAAATAATATCTTAATTGCTGAAAGTAATTATGAATTACAAAATTACTTAATTAATTCTAACTTATTTAGTATTTTAGTTCATTTTATCGAACAATTTAATTTAGTTGAAATAGAAAATAACTATGATACTTTTAATTGTATTTATAACATTCTATTTCATATAGATATTACATCTTGGAATGAAATACCAAAATATGAAATAACACAACTTGTTAATTATATCAACCCATTGAAAGATGAACTATGTATTTTTATGAAAATAAATAAAGATTCTATTCTACCAGAAAGAAAAGAATTATTTAATAAAATTATACAATTTTATGATAATTTATCTACATACACTCCTGATATTAAAAATATAAATTTAGATGAATATTGTTCTACAATGAATAAATATCAATTTGAAGGAGATGGAACTACATTTTATAAATATTATTATAATGATAAAAATAATAATTACAATAATAATTTACCCACTAAATCGTGTGTTTCAAAGTTAACAAAAGAACTTGCAACCTATAATAATGCCCTTCCTATGAATATTGAATCATCTATTTATGTCAGATATAATATAGAAAATATTCAAAATATTAAAGCTCTTATTATTGGACCTAAAGATACTCCTTATGAAAATGGGTGTTATATTTTTGATATTTACATTCCACCTAGTTATCCAAAAGATCCTCCATTGGTGAACTTACAAACAACAGGTGGAGGTAAAGTAAGATTTAATCCAAATCTTTATAATTGTGGTAAAGTATGTTTGTCTCTACTTGGAACATGGAGCGGGGAACAAGGGGAAAAATGGAATCAAAATACTTCTACTTTATTACAAGTATTAGTATCAATACAATCACTAATTTTTGTTGAAAAACCATATTTCAACGAGCCAGGGTTTGAAAGAACTATGCATACACAAGAAGGTAAAAATTCTAATTTTAAATATAATGATTTGCGTAGACTTCAAAATATAACATGGGCAATTAACGATAACATTGAAAATTTACCACTTGAATTTAAAGATGTTATTATTAATCATTTTAAATTTAAGAAAAATGAAATTATTGAAACTATTAACAAATGGTATTCAGATACAGATTTAGAGAAAGATAATTATAATACAATCAAAAATAATTGTATAAAATTATTAGAAGATATTTAAAAATCTTTACTATATATATGGAATACCAAAAATTATATGAAGATTATTCTCCATTAAAATTTAATTTAAATCAAGAATATATAGAAAATTTTCAAAGAGATCAACCTGTTAATGTTTCAATTGATAATTTAGCATTAAATAATGCTAAAATAAGATTAAATGAATTTGTAAATGAATTAAGTTCAAAATATAATTTACTTTTTGAAAAAGGTGAAATAATACAAAATATGTATTTAAAATCAATTAAATTATTTTTAGGATTATTTATTGTATTATATTTAATAGCACCAAAATATGACATTTTAAGACTAGAAGATGAAACAAATAATAAAGTGTATAAACCTAATTTATTTAGAATTTCATTAATTGCATTTATTATATCATTCTTTTATATTTTAATTCAAGGTATTGATGTATTAGGTGATATAAAGAATATTATATTATTCGCTTAAATTAATTTATTCATATAATTAATATAATTATATGAATACATGTAATTTAAAATCGATATTTAAATTCGTAACACATCGTAATAAAATTTATAGTTTTTTAAAAAATTTAAATGTAGAAGAGTTAAATCTACCATTTAATGACCTAATTTTAAGTTTAAATAATAAGCAAATATTAATAAGTAAATTTATTTATTTTTTAAAACATTCATATGAAGTAAATATTTCAGTTCAAGAATTTAATCTTATATTTTTTATTCACTATCACAAAAATGATATTATAATTAAAGATACTGAATGCAGTAATAATCTTATAAATTCAGTTAAAAATATAATAAATCTAATTAACTGTTTTGACCAATATGATAAATTATGTATTCTAAAAACCATTAATAGATTTAAAAGATATATTTATAATTTCAATAAATGGAAAGAAATCGATAAAAAAGAATTAGTAACAGACCTGAGTTCTGAGTTTTATAGATTAGAAAATATAAAATTAGATATAAAAAATAAACCAGAAAATGAATTATATATCAATGAACTAGAAAAAATTAAATTAGTTGAAGAAGAACAAATGACAATTATGAATGAAATTAAAAAAATAGATGGATTAGAAATATTTAATAATTTAGAACCTGTTAATATTGAATACAATGATGAAACTATTAATCAAATTAAAAATATGTTAGAAGATCAATATTGGAATTTGTTAAAAGATGATTTTAAAAAAATACCAATAAATACAGATTTTATAATTAAATTACTATCAGAAATAAAAGAGATAGTCTATTTAATTTTGCTTAAAAGAATTGATATGTTAATCGATTTAGAAAAAAAAATAAATACAGAAGAATTAAAAGAAGATTTTGATACACATTATTTCTTAGACGGATTAACTTATTTATTAGAATTGTTACGACAATTACAATCACCTGAATATGATGAATTAACAGATGGCTATCTTAAACAATTAAGACATCACATGATAGAAGGAAACGAATTATATGATTTTGTACCTACAAATTTAAAATATATTCTTAACGGATTTTATGTTGTTTTAATTGAAAAACAACAAGCTTTACAAAAATATACAGAATGGGTAAAAAAAAATGAAAATAAATAATATTTAAGATAAATTCTTATTTTAAATAATGTTTAAACATATAATATATCATAAAGCTTGTCCAGATGGTTTTGGATCAGCATATGTCGCATGGAAAGTATTAGGAGATGATTGTGCATACATCCCACAATCATATTATGAAAAACCACCAATAATTAAAAATAGTTCTATATTAGTTTGTGACTTCTCTTTTAATTATGACACAACTATGAATTATATACAAAATAATGATAAATTTTATAATATAGATCATCATCAAAGTGCATTTGATAATTTAAGTGATCTTGATGATGAATATAAATATTTTGATATAAATCATAGTGGTATTTTTTTAACATGGAAATATTTTTTACCGAATCATTCAATCCCAAGATTTGTAAAATATATTGAAGATTATGACTTGTGGAAATTTAAATATCCAGAAACAAAACCTTTCATGTTAGCATTAAATGAGTTACCTTTTAAATTTAAAATTTGGGAAAAATTAGAAGATAATAATTTTGTTGATGAACTAATTAATAAAGGTAAAGTATTAGAATCATATCAAAATAATATGGTAAAAATAATTTGTAAAGCTGCAAAAATTAAAACTCAAATTATTGATAATAATTCATACGAAATTGCATATGTTAATACAAATTTATTTAAGAACGAAGTCGCAAATAAACTTGCATCTGAAACTAATTGTGATTTTAGTGTTGTTTATAACTACGATGATAATAAAAATTTAACAAAATTTAGTTTACGATCTATTGATTCTAAGTCCGATGTTGGTTCAATATCACATAGTATCGGTGGAGGTGGACATAGAAATGCCGCCGGTTTTACTAAATTTGGTTTTCATAATTCAATTATCTAATGTATATTTTTTAATTACATTTTCTGCTGATTTCTTATTATATATTTTACCCACATTAACATACTTATTTTCTTCATTATCCTTATAATGCCTTAGAAAGTACAATATATTATCTAAATCAACTTTATTCATATCACTTATATCATTTAAATATTTTGACTTAGGATCTAAGTTTTCATCCAAAACTGCAACTATTTTATCATCAATACCTGACTCATCTGATGTTTCTATTCCTCCTAAAATTTTTACTTTAGCATAACAACCAGGATTAATAGGATAATCACATAAAATAATAATATCTAATGGATCACCATCTGGTGATAAAGTATTGGGTATATAACCATAATTATATGGAAATGCATTTGTATTATGTAGTATTCTATCTAAAATTAAACTATTAAGTTCTTTATCATGTTCATACTTTAAATTACTACCTTTACTAATCTCTATAAAAACATTCATTTATAAATATAAAAGATTTTATATTTATAAAGGTTTAAATTTATTTTTGTGATTTATAACAATTATTTAATAATTCCATAAAATCTTTACATTCATAATTACCATTATTTAAACATACCTCTAATTTTTCCCTCTCAAATTTACATTCTGTATTATTTTTGCTTTCAGTTGAATTAGAATTACCACCAAATAACCCACCAAATACAGCTCTACTTGCTTCTAAACCAGCACCTATTCCAAATCCACTTGCCATACCATGACCTACAGTTTGACTAACAGATTGACCATTAGATGTACTAGCTTTATTATTTGATTTTTTAATTGAATTATTTCTTCTCATTATATATTTTTATATAATATATTATAATTTACTAAAAAATTTATTTATTGTTGTAATTTTCAACATAATTATTAAACCATTTTATAAAATCTTTAGGAGACATATTGATTTCTTTCAAATATTTTATAAAAAAATCTTTATTATAATTTTTATTATACCAATTAATTAAATCTAAACTTATTTCCTTATTAAAAAAATTTTTAATTTTTAAAATCCTATTTTTATTTTTTGAGTTATTTAATGGACTTTCTAATATATATTCAATATTGTCATAAAAATAATTAAACCAACTATATACTTGAGTTTGATGACTAAAAACTTTTTCATTTATTTTATCATTATAAACCATAATATTTTTATAAGGTTTAGAAATATTAAACTTTGTAAATTCCCCTTTTTTTGATTTTATAAGTTTATAACAGTCATTGTGCATAGGTATATTATAATCTATTTGAGATGTAATCATCCCTTTATATTTATTTCCTGATGAATCCCAATATTCATCTTGTCCCTGTCCAGTATCTTTTACTTTAATTATTTTTCCTGTAATATGTAATAAAACAAGATCATTTAACCAATTATATTTTTTATCTTTTAATTCAACAACTTTGTCACTTATTTTTTTAATAATCTCGGTAGAGAGTACTTTTGATTTTTCTAATTCTTTAATAAAACTATCTTTTTCGTAAGAATCATTAGTAAGATTGCTAAATATATTCGGTTCTTCTTTTTTAATTATATCAAAATATTTTTTATGAGTTTTGTCAAAATTAAATATGGCTCCTCCTTCATTAAATGATCTAAAAGGTGCCCCACATATATAGCAATATGAATCTGCAATACCACATCCTACTTGTTTTTTACATATAGTGTTTTTCAAATTAATATATTTTTTTTTATATTTGATATATTTTTCTTTATAATCCATATAAATTAGTTTATAAATAAAAATCATATTTTTATATGTCTTTAAATTTTACTAAAAAATTTATTTATTTCATCTCTTACAATTTGTATTAAATTAATTATATTATTTTTTTTAAGATAATTTGATTTATAATTTAAAATATTTTTATCATATGTAATTTTTTCAGATAATTTTTCATAAATTACATATTTCTTTATTGCATGAATTATAAATTCATATTTAAATATCATAACTAAGGTAGTTTTAAAATAATTTATTTTTAAAATATTATCAATATTATCTTTATTTCTTAACTTATCTAAAAATGTATTAAATAAATCATTTAATCTGTAAGGTTTATCTATAAATATAATATAATTATTTATTTTATTTATTTCATTCTTTGGAACAATTTCTACTAAATTTCGTTTTTCAATATATGTTAATTGAGTTAACTCATTAATCAATTTATGATCTTTTATTTTTTTATGTAAATTTAAAACTAAATGATATAAAAATAATACATCATATAAAGTATAGTTAATTAAACTTTCATTTAATCTATCTATATGTATAATTATATCCCAAATAGGACCCATTTTTCTTTCATTTTCTAATAATTTATCAAATACTTCCTGAGATATAATTCCTTCATTTAGCAAAAAATAATATATTTTACACTTTCCTAATTTCTCATTCTTTTTATAAAATTGATATTCACATAAAAATTTTGTATCAATGAAATAACTATTAAATTTATTAATTTGGTCTACATTATTACCTAACAAATCATTATAAACATACGGAATATCTAATGAATCTGATCCATGTAAAATTTTATATGTATTACCACAAATTATTTTATTTATAAAAAAATTCTTCCATTTTTTAGAAAATTGATTTGGATGAAATAAAAATATTAAACTATATTCAAATAAATCTAATCTACATTGCTCAAAATTTATTTGCATTAATGCTACAACTTTAGTATTAAATTCAAAATCTAATCCTAAATATTTATCATCTTTATTTATTTTTAAATTTGCATAATAGAATAATAAATATGCCCTTAAAATATTGAAAGATAACATATTGTCAGTCGCAAATACTAAATATTTATTATTACTTTTGTCATTATTTAGTTCATCTTTATAATTTAATTTTCTTAATGCAACATCACTTATTATATTATAAAATTTTTTTTCTAAAATTCTATACATCAATATCAAATTATCATTATTATAATTGTCCTTCCTAAATAAATCAATTTTTAGATTTTCAAAATTTAAATTATCATCTAAATTTTTTATTTGATCAAATAATTTATAATTTTTTAAAATAAATGATAATAATTTCTCTATATTACTTATTTTAATACATGTATCTAAAAATTTATACAATAACATTATATAAATTAATAGATTTTATTTAACTTAATTAATCAATATATCTTAAATTTAAAAAACAAGCTATCATTGATCCTAATTGAATTTCATCGGTACCTCCATTTGATAAATTATTCTCAATATTTGATAAATTTATAATTAAATTGGACATTTGATTATCTGATAATTCCAAATTCAAAATAAATTTATCTATTCTTCTTATTAAATCAATCAAAGACATACTATATTCCAATCTTATTTTATTCAAATAATTATAAGTATCTACAAATGAATATTTAGTTAAGTAATCAAGTAATTCATTAAAAACTTTAGAACTTGGCTCACCTGAACATTTATACACATTTAATTCATTAACATTACCAGTTGCCATTGATACAGATTGTAATAAATTTATACACTTTCTCATATCACCCTTCGATATTTCTATTATAGTTTTTAATCCTTTGTCACTATATTTTATATCCTCTTTTTTAATTATCTCTTTTAATTTTCCATAAGCAATTGTATTGTCAATATTCGAAAATCTAAAAGTTATACATCTCGATTGCAAAGCCAATATCAATTTTGATATATAATTACAAATTAAACAAAATCTTGTATTATGTGTATAGTTCTCTATAACTCTTCTTAAAGCAAATTGTGCATCATATGTCATTGAATCTGCTTCATCTAATATAACCAATTTTACACCCCTACAAAATAACTGATTATACTCTGAAAATTCTTTTATTTGCTCTCTAATAACTTTTATGCCTCTATCGTCTGATCCATTTAATGATAAAACCATCGATTTATATCCTTCTCCATATATTTCTTTAGCACATGCTAATATTGTACTTGTTTTACCTGTTCCAGGAGGTCCAAAAAAAATAGTATGAGGAAACTTTTTATTACTAATTAGCTTTTTTAATGTATTAACAATATCGTCATGGTAAATTATATCATTAATATTTTGTGGACGATATTTTTCAATCCAAGGTATTGTACTTGCCATTTAAATATATAAACATTATATCTTTATATATTCTAGATTTCAATTTCAATTTATAACTCATTTTTAATAGTTATGCCATTCTTGATTATATATAAATTATCGTAAATTTATTTGAATTTATATCTTAATGTAATTTCTAAATGAAAATGAATATCTTTTAATTTTATCTTCTTCCTTATCAATTGAATGACAATAATATAGTTGACTTCCACCACCCATTATAAATAATGAATTATCTTCTAAATCAAATTTCAGATTTTTATTATATTCATTTTTATTTCTAGCAAGTGAATTATACTTTGTTCTTTCTAAATTTATAGTTCTTTTATCACCAATTGAGAAAATAGCAATTGTTGGGTTAAATCCAAATGATTCTTTACAATCTTGATGAGCAGTTATAAAATTATTGCCATTTTCATAATAATTAATTAAAATACTATTAAAGCTCGCATGTCTAACTTCATTATGTCCTTCTATTAAATTATTAACTTTACTTTCTATTATATTTTCTAATTTTATTAGATTATTTGTGTAATCGAATGAATTCCATCTATCATATTTTATTTTCCATTCTCTACAAAATGATAATCCATCTTTTTGATACCATTTTTGTTTTCGCGTTATAGCATTATTATTATAATTATATCCACAGTGCCAATCACTATAGTTATAAACTTCGTTTTTTATTTCATTATAAAATTTATTATCTAAAATATTAGGTATATATATAATTATTGTATCCATACCATTACATTCATTCAAAACATATTTTTGCATAATACAAATTTATATAATTTATATAATTTATAATTAAATTTAATATAATTATAAATATTCAATTTTATTCATTAAAAAATTTTATTAATTTATTTATATCATCTGTAATTAAAATATCTATATTACTAATATTATCTAAATAATTACAATTAAATTCATCATCAAAAATTGTATATACTCCCTTACAATTTTCTGTTATTTTACTATAATGAACAATATCACCATCATAACTTTTTTCATCGGATAGCAAATAACAATTAATATTTTTATTTTTCAAAATATTATTTATTTCTTTACTAAAAGTACTTGTAAAATAATTTAAATTATACTTATTTAATAAATCAATTAAAATGTTACAATATAATAATTTATTTATTGGATATTCTTTTAATTCAATGTCCATAATATAATCTTTTTTATTATTAAATTTTTTAAAAACATCTTCTAATAAAGGAATATTTTTATTTAACATTTTAATTTCTTTATAAAATAAATTATTTATTTTTTTTCCATTAATCATATTATCATGAAATAATATAAGTTTATTATCTTTTGTTAGATTTATATCAAATTCAACTCCAAGTTTAAATTTATCTGATTTATATTTAAAAATTTCTACAATAGATTCTAATGAATTTTCTGGATATTTATAATGTATACCCTTGTGTCCTAATATAAATTTCATATAATTAGATATATAATTTTTATTAAATTGGTAAAAAATATATATATAATATATATATACATGGCAACAGTAGAAGATATTGTTACAAAATTAGATACGTTAAATAATACTATGCAAATTTCATCTACAGGATGGAATCCTGATGGCTTTATAAAAGTATTTGACCATATTTTTAATAAACTCGGAGATGTTTTACCTGAACCAACTTTTGCTGCTGCATCAAAAAAAATTGCATTAAAAGTTGCAGGAGGTACATCTGGTGCAATTTTGTTAATAGGAATAATTGTAACAATTTTTTTATTAGTTAAATATGGAACACCTACAAAATCAACTCAAACAGTTCAAGAATATGACAGTGATGGTAATGTTACTACAGAATCATCAGGTAAAATTAAATATAGTGATAAAGATGGATGTAAAAAGGACTATGTGAATGGTAAAGTAAGCAAGAAAACATGTATAATCAATAAATCAAATAATGCATGGTTAATTGTTTTAATTATTTCAATAGTAATAAGTATATTCGTATTTGTAAGTTTATTAGGACCAGTTAGAAAATGGCATTATGCAAAAGCATTAAGATTCTCTAATCCATATCATAAATCATTTATTGATTACGCTCATAGATTATTTACACCTGAAGATTTATAAATTTTATTTATTAATTATTAAATTAAAACTTATTTTTAATTTAATTTTTTAATTTTTTAACTATAACATCAATGTCACCTTCATTAAATTCATGTGAATAATCTTCTATACCTATATCAGTCATTGCTTCTTTAACATATGGACCCAGTATAGGTCCAAATACAGTATTATATTTATCTTCATTTTTTGAGAAAAATAAAGATGTAAAGTAATATAGCAAAATAATAACTGATACTGACATAACATCACCACCTAAGGTCTCATGTAATACAATATACGCTAAAAACATTTGATATAATTTATTATCAAGTAAAGCTTGTGGAAATGCTTCTAATTTAATTCCTAAACCAGAAAAGAATCCTAATAATACAATATATCCTGATATTATCATAAATAAATAATTAAATACAGATTCCATATATATATATATACATATTTAATAATTTAATTTTATATTATTTATAATTTCACTTGTTGATATTTTATCATAATATTTAATTGTTTTAAATTTATTTAACTCAATTGCTACTTTAAAAAATTCTTCCTGTTTTTCTAAATCATTTTCATCAGAAAAACCATGAATAATTATATCTATATTATTATCATCCATAAATTTTTTATCTATTATTAAAGGACATGGAAAAATAACTTCATCTACATTTTTTAAATTTTTTATAATTTCTACACGATCATCTTCTTTTATTATTGGAACACGTTTATAAGAAGCACAATCATTATCACTTACAACTCCAATAATAACAATATCTCCAAATTCTTTACATTTTTTAATAGCTTCTAAATGGCCTCTATGAAATAAATCAAATACTCCATCCATATAAATACGGGTCATATAATAAACATATATTATTTATATTATGATAATACGCTTGAAAAATATGTCAAAAAATTTATTATAATTAGCTCCTCATCTGACCTATTATTTATTAAATTATCTAAACTTGATAACTTCAAAAATATTAAAGATTTTTGTTGATCTGATAATTTTTCACTTGTTATAATTTTTTTTGACATTTCTCTTAATATAATATTACCACCATAACCATTTTTCATAAAAAATCTTGTTATATTTAGAATTTCTTTATAAGAAGGTGATTTACTTAATTTATCTATCAAATTTGAAAAATTTTTTAAACTAATCTTTATGGAAATATCATTTAAAATATTATCACTTATTTCATTTGTCGATAAAAACTTTAATCTTTGTAATGTATTTATTGCTTTTCTCAAATCACCATCACAATAATCTATTATTTTATCCATAGATTCATTACTTATTTTAATACTTTCTTTTTCAGAAATATTTATCAACATATTAATTATAGCACTATGGCTTAGATTTTTAAATCTATAAATTGCACATCTCGATATTATCGGTTTATTAATTTTTGCAACAAAATTACATATCAAAAAAAATCTCGTTGTCAACGAATTTTCTTCTATAATACGTCTTAATGCAAACTGTGACTCGTCTGTCATTGCGTCTGCTTCATCTAAAATTATAACTTTATATGGAGGACATTTATATTTATAATCCACTGGAATATTTGCATTTATTTTTTTTCTTGCAAATGTTTTAATTTTTTCTCTAACAATTTTAATACCTCTCTCATCTGATGCATTTAGTTCTAAAACACGCTCCTTAAAAAATAATGGACCATATAATTGATGACAAATTGCCAATGCAGTTGTTGTCTTACCTGTTCCAGGTGGTCCGTAAAATAAACAATGAGGTAATGCTAAACTATTTTCAATACACTCTTTTAATGTTTTAATAATTTCATTTTGTTCTAAAATATGTTTTATATTTTTTGGACGATACTTTTCAACCCATGGTACATTTTCTATTATTTCCATTTATTTTATAATAATAATAAATCCTTAAATATAAACAATATAAATCAATTTTATCAAAAAAATGAAAAAGTAAATAAATAAGTATTAATTTACTTATTAATAAATGATATTTCATAAAAAGAGGGATGCTGTGATTAAATTAAAACAATCAAATAATCCTAACCTAAGACTCGTCCAAAAAGATTCAGACGAATTAGGTAGTAAAAAATTTTTAGTAATAACCCAAAATGAATTATTTGATTTTATAAAAAAAGCTCAATCAAATAACAAACATCCATATTTTTATGAATCATGGTTGGAAAAAACAAATATTCTATTTTCGTTAGATATTGACGCACCAAATGACATTGATAACGAAAAGTTTGATAAAATGATCTCAAAAAATATATCAAATGTAATAAAATCTGCTAAGAATTTTTATAACTATGAATATGAGGTTGATAACATTATTGTTTTAAAAACAAAGAAACAACCAAATAAACAAAGTGCCCATGTAATCTTTAGAGGATTAGCTTTTGAAAATCATTTAATTTGTAAAAATTTCTTTTTTAGAATGATAAGAGATAAAATTAAATTAGAATATTGTGATGCAAGCATATATGGTTTAACATGTTTAAGAACATGCTATTCTACTAAGAAAGGTAAAGAATTTCCATTATTACCTCATAAAATTGAAGTTGGTAATAAATTTACATCAACTGTTGATGATTATGATTCTGAAATTGATTTTTTTGTTCAAACATTAATTACTACTATCGATGAACTTGAAAAAAAAAATATTATGATTACTTCTCAAATGTTAGTTGAAGAAGCTGATTTAGAAAATCCCGCTAAAAAAAATATTGAAATTAAAGATAATGCTCAATTGGAACAAATTATGAATAACCTTCCAGAAGAATATTGTAATGAATATATTAAATGGAATCGAGTCGGTATGGCATTATTTTCAATGAATGAAGATAATTTTGAGATTTTTAATAAATGGAGTCAGAAAAGTCCTAAATATAAATATAATGAAATCTTAAAAATTTGGAATAGTTATAAATCAAGTAATTTAAACAAAAATATGTTAGGAATTGGATCTTTAATTTACTGGGCTAAAGAAGGAGGATACACATTTCCTGAAAAAAATACAGAAAATGTAGTAGTTTCATATCCTGAAACAAAAATAGAAATAACACCAAATGATAAATATGATGTAAGTTATATATCACAAAATAAATTAACTGAAAATTTATTTAAACCCAATTTAAATAAAAAATTATTAGCATTACAAAGTGAAAAAGGTACTGGTAAAACTAGTAACTTAATTAAAACAATTTTTGAAAATAAAGAAAAATGTCCAGAATCTATATTATTCATCTCAAGTAGAAGAACATTTGGAATTAAACTATCAGCTGACCTTAAAAAATACGGATTTAAATTATATTCAGAAATTGATGAACATTATATTTATGATAAACGTATTATTGTTCAACTTGATTCATTATTACGATTACAAAGAGATACATTTGATCTTATTATTATTGATGAATGTGAAAGTCTCGCACGATATATTACTTCTTCACATTTCACTAAAAATAATAAAGCAAGTACTATTGTTAGTAATTTAGAATATCGTATCAATGATGCTAAAAATGTAATTATTATGGATGCCGATTTATCTGACAGATGTATGAATTATTACACATCTCTTATCGATCCTGAAAATAAAATTTCAAAAAATGACATTAAAGTAATTGTTAATAAATTTACACCATTCCAAAATTACACATTAAAATATATGAACTATAATATTTGGTTAAATGAACTAAAAATTAAATTATTAGATGATAAGAAAATTGCAATTCCTATGGCATCAAATAGTAAAGCAAAAGATTTATATTCAAAACTTAAAACAGACTTTCCTAATAAAAACATTTTATTAATTCATAAAGAAACAAGTGATGAAGATAAGTTAGCAAAATTATTAAAAGTAAATGAAACTTGGGTAAATTATGATGTTGTCATATATACACCAACTGTTTGCATGGGTGTATCATTTGATCCTAAACATTTCGATACAATCTTTGCATACGGATGTCATAACTCATTAGGTGCACAAGAATTTTGTCAAATGTTACATAGAGTTCGAGATATTAAAGATAATACTATTCATATTAGTTTCGATTATTATAAACATTTTGATCCAGTTGAAGATATGGTTATATATGAACAAGTTGAAGAAATGTTATGTAATGATCATTATTTAACATATAATGATCTTGATAATAACTTAATTAAAAAAAAATATAAACGAGTTGGCAAAGAACGTGTTTTATATTATCCTTACAAAGATGAACCTATTTATGACTTATATGTAAGAAATTGTGTTGAACAAATTAATAATAAATTAAATTTTACAGCAGCATTCTTTGCATATGCTAAATTTAAAAACTATCAACATGTATTTCATGAAACTGATGATAATGAAAATATAATTGAAGAATTAAAACAAATTAAAAAAGCAAGAGAACAAAAAGAGAAAGATGAAGATATTGAAAATATGATGACAGCAAAAATTCTAACAAAAGATGAATATAAAGAAAAATGTATGAGAAAAGAAAACTTTATGAATGATTCTGATCTTTACGAAATAAAGAAATATAACTTTATGAAAAATTATAATATTTCAGAAGAAGAACTTACAGCTGATATTGTAGAAAAATATAACGATAGAAAATTAATGTTAACATATAATAATCTATCATCAATTATCGATTCAGAAGATCAAAAAACTGATAATAAATTAGGTATATTAAAAAATAATCAAAAAATTGGAGATGAATTCAAGACATGTTACCAAGACTTTACATTTAAAAATAAATATACATATCATTACCACACACTAATGCTTCTTAAGTATTGTGGTTTAGATATTAATGATATTGATAATAAAGAAAATGCAATTTTAAAAGGGATTATAGAAGAAAATATGAAAGGAAAAATAGATAATTATACACTTGCAGAATATATTCAAAAAGAAAAAAATGGGTTATATTGGAAATTCGAATGCAGACAATTAATTAATACTGAAATTATGGATGAATTTAATTTCTTACTTAAAATCGTAAATAATATTATTAATAAACAATATGGATTAAAAATTCGATCTATTACAATAAATAAAATTAAATCATATTATTTAACTACAAATAAAGTATGGGACGATTTACCAAATCTAATTGTTGCTAAAAATATTAATGAAATTAAAACTAAAGATCATGATTACTCTCACGTTATTGATGATCTAGATAGTGGATTATTTATAGCAAGTGATAGTGATACGGATAGTGACTCGGATTAAAAAAAATTGATTTATTATATTATTAAATTTTTATTTTTAATTGTATAAAAATGGAAGTAAATAACCAACCTACATTCGATGATCTTGTTACTATTAATAACGTACACATAAGGGGCTTATGGAATTGGAATATTCATAATACAACTTGTGCAATTTGTAGAAATCATATTTTTGAATCTTCTATAAATTCAAATGTTAATGAATCCTATGCTGTTGTAGGAGTTTGTAATCATGCATTTCACCAGGAATGCATTTCAAATTGGTTAAAGACAAGATATGTATGTCCTCTGTGTAATGAAAAATGGTGTTTTATGAAAACAAATACAAATACAAATACAAATTAGAATCTTTTTATATCTAATATATATATATGAGTATAAATTCACCCTTAACTGAATATTTTATCGAACCATTTGATTCTTATTTGGAGGCAAAAAATAATTTAAAATATAATAAATTTGCTTTAGCACAATTATCATTTATATTCTTAATTATCTCATTTTACTACTATAATCAAAATTTAGTAGATAGATCAAGTGTTATTTATTTAATTGCATATTATATGTTTTATAAATTTACAAAATCTAACAACCTAAAAGGTTCAATAAATGAAGATATTAAAACAATTTCAGATATAACTTACTTTATTATAAACACATTCATTATCATCTATATAATTGATTCTGCAAATTATCCAATAAGTACTATAATTATATTATTCACAGTTCTTATCTTAACTTTCTTATCATATGCTATTAAATTTAATAATTTTAAGCAGTCAGAAAATAAAAAATTAAATGATTGGAAATATGTATTAAGTACAACATGTAAATCAATGTATCCAAAAAATGATAGTACTAAAAAACATCATGTAAATAAATTTTGGAAAGTTTTTGATTTTAGTACTTTATCCTTTATTATTTTCTTACTAATTAGTCAAAAATCTATTTCATAGAATAATAAAAGTATATTCATTATTGCTACATTTATAGACCATAAAATATAAATTATATTATGTAAATTATAAATGAAAATATATGAGATTATAGCAAAACAACTTAATAGATCACTTGAACACTTTAATATTAATAAAAATCTATTAAATTATCTTAAAGAACCAAATAAAATAATAAATGTAAATGTACCACTAACTATAAATAATGAATTAAAATTATTTTCAGGTTATAGGGTACAACATAATAACATTTTAGGTCCTTATAAAGGTGGATTAAGATTTAATCAGAAAGTTGATTTAGATGAATGTAAAGCATTGTCAGGATGGATGACTTATAAAACAGCTTTACACAATTTAGAATTAGGAGGTGGAAAAGGAGGCATAGCAATAAATCCATTTGATTATAATGATGATCAAAAAGAAGAATTATGTAGAAATTTTATAAAATTAATTCATAAGGATATAGGTGAAGGAATTGACATTCCAGCACCTGATGTAGGAACAAATTCACAAATGATGGAATGGATGAATAATGAAATGATAAACTTGACAGATAAAGAAAGTAATTTTACTGGAAAACCAGTTGAAAATAAAGGTTGTGAAGGAAGAACTGAAGCAACCGGGTATGGATGTGTAGAAATTTTAAAATTATGGGCTGATAAAAATATGTTTTCATTAAATGGTAGTACATATATCTTACAAGGATTTGGAAATGTAGGTATGTATACCGCCAAATATTTAGATTCACTTGGAGCAAAATTATTAGCTGTAGGTGATCACACATCTTATATAAAAAATGAAAATGGAATAAATATTTCTCAATTAATTGATCATGTAAATAAAAATAAAGTAATAAAAGGATTTTCCAATAATGAAATTACTTTAGATGAATTCTGGAAGATAAAGTGTGATATCATTATTCCAGCTGCTTTAGAATTACAAATAGATCCAGAAATTGCAAAATTATTAGAATGTAAAGTTATATTAGAAGCTGCAAATGGTCCTTTATATTTTGAATCGGATGAAATATTAGAAACTAAAAATATAGATGTGTTACCTGATATCTTGACAAACTCAGGAGGTGTTATAGTAAGTTATTATGAATATTTACAAAATATAAATAAAAAATATCCAGAAGAATATTTAACTAAAAATGAAACTCTAAATAAATTATCCAAACAATTAGAAGAAACGTTTAACAATATTTATAAACTTAAACAAGAAAAAAAAACTTCCTATAGAAATTCATCATATGGTCTTGCATTAATGAATTTAGAAAAAAAATTTAAATATTAAAAAAAATTTAAATATTAAAAAAAGTTGAAATATCTATTATATAAAATACTACTTCATATAATAAATACTAAACATGAATTATATACTTAATCTTTTATTTACTATAGGTTATTATATCATAATATCTCTATTAGTATTGATGGTATTCACTTTACCATCCATTCTAAAACCAATTGAACCTACTTTAATATCAATTGATGGAAATATTGGATCTGGAAAATCTACTCTTATTGAATTTCTAAAAAAAAAATGTAAAGATAACACAAATATTACATTTCTTGAAGAACCAGTAAATCAATGGATTAATACTACAGATAATAACAATAAAAACGTACTACAAATGTTTTATGAAGATAAAAATAGATGGTCTTATATATTCCAAAATTTCGCATTCATAACACGAGCTACTATTCTTTTAAAAGCAATTAAAATGAATAGCACTAACCTTTTGTCAAAAAAGAAAGTTATAATTTCTGAAAGATCAGTTGAAACTGACAAATACGTATTTGCTAAAATGTTAAATGATGATAATCATATGAATAATTTAGAATATACTATTTACAAAACATGGTATGATACCCTATTTCCTGAAATTAAAGTAAAAAATGTCATCTACGTAAGAACATTCCCAGAAACTGCATATAATCGTATGACTAATAGAAAAAGAAAAGAAGAATCATCTGTTCCTAAATCATATATTCAAATGGTTCATAAATATCATGATGAATGGTTAACTAACAATGAATCAGGATATAATATTTGTTATCTAGATGGTAATAAAGATATGGATGATTATGATAATATAATGAATGATCATTATGAAAAGATTTTACAATTTATAAAATCTATTAACTAAATTTCTTTATAGAAGATTCTAATTTTTTACCTAATAATAATTTAATATCATTTTTATTTATTTCTTCTTTTTTTAATAAAATTGTCACCAACTTCTTTACTTCCTCTTTATTTTCACTCAAAATATTATTTGTATATTTATATACATTATCTATTAAATTTTGAATCTCATTATCTACCAACTGTTTCATCTTTTCACTCACATCATCATTCATCATATTCAAATTACCTAATTTATCACTAAAACCATAAACACAAATATATGCTTTAGCTAAATTTCTTAATTTTTCTAAATCATCTGAAGCCCCAGTTGTTATATCATCCAAAAATATACTTTCACTACATCTTCCACCCATCATAACACTCATTTGTTGCAATAATTCATTCTTTGTACTTAATTTTTTCTCCCGTTGATTTGACATCGAAAAACCTAATGCACCCTTTGTTGTAGGAATTATAGATACCTTACATGGTGACTCTGTATCTTTTTGAATATATGACATAAACGCATGTCCCGCCTCATGATTAGCTACTGTAACTTTATCTGACTTCAATAACTTACTACTCTCTCTCTTACTACCTACCATAATATAACTTATGGCATTATTTAATTCATCCAAATCTATCTTTTCTTTCTTATTTCTTACTGATTTTATAGCTGCCTCATTACATAAATTACTTAAATCTGCACCACTAAAACCATATGTAATTTCTGATATATTTTTTACTATATTATCTAAATCACTCGAAACTGGGTATTTCTTCAAATATAATTTTAAAATTTCATTCCTCTCATCAAGTGTAGGTAAACTAAATTCTATCTTTCTATCAAAACGCCCAGGTCTAGTTAATGCACTATCTAACATTTGAGGTCTATTTGTTGCACCAAAAATTAATATCGAATCATTTGAATCCATACCATCCATTTCTGCTAATAAACTATTTAATGTATTTTCATGTTCATTGTGACCTTCACTCATTTTACTTCTCCTTTTCCCTAAAGTATCTATTTCATCTATAAAAATAATACATGGTTTCATTTTTCTTGCTTTCTCAAATAGTTTTCTAACTCTAGATTGACCAACACCAACATACATTTCATTAAATGAAGAACCAGAAACATGAATAAATTCAGTTTTACATTCTTGAGCAATCGCTTTTGCAATTAATGTTTTGCCAGTACCAGGTGGACCATAAAATAATGCACCCCTTGGAATCTTACATTTCATCTTTTTGAATTTTTCATTTCCTTTTAAAATATCTATAAATTCCTGAACATCTTCCTTGACTTCCTTTAATCCAGCTATATCTTCAAATCTTATTTTTATATCACTATCTTTATTTAATGATTTTATAAATGATCCATTGAACATACCTGTTTGCATTGTTATACTTTTTACCATAACATACAAAAAAATTATTGTTGGCAAATTAAAAAAAATTAACTTATAAATATTTACTTTTGTATCATACTTAATCTCAATATCTAAATTGGAATTACTTTTTAAATAATCATTAAAAATACCATCATTCCCTATAATATACTTAAAATCAGGTCTTTCTGTTGTATTCGTATATAAATAAGCTATATTGTTATCTATATTAATATTTGTTACATTACTTAAATTTTTCATCTCATTTAGACCAATTGTTGATGCATTACTATAATCTGAAAAATAAGATGTAGTAATTGTACCAAGTAAAGATGTTAATGATATGAATAATATAATTTTATCTAAAAGAGTCATTTATAAAATTTAATACTATTTATTTAAGTCTTAATATAAATAATTTTATATTTAAAAAATTAAATGATAAGAAATATTTTAAATTTACTAAAAAATGTAAAATCATATAATTATGAAAATTATTTGATAAAAAATAATATTAATTTAACAAATAATATATTAGAAGAATGTGTAAATTTAAGAAGATCAAAATATAATATAAATAATTTACCATTTAAAAACTTTAATTATTTACAAAATTTAAACCGTAATTGTGAAAATATTGTCGGGTATACTCGAATACCTACTGGTATAATCGGCCCTGTTACTATTAATAATAAACAAAATTTTGTACCTATAGCAACTACAGAAGGTGCTTTAATATCATCTATAAATAGAGGATGCAAAATTTTAAATAAAAGTAAAACTAATATAATTGTTGAAGATGTAGGTATGTCAAGAGCACCAATAATAAAATGTAATTCTTTGGATGAAGTTTTTAAAATTAAAAATTGGATTTTAGATAATTACGACGATATAAAACAAATATTTCAAACAGATACACAATTTACTAAATTAAAATCAATTGATTTTTTACAAGAAGGACGACATTTACATATTCGTTTTAGTGCTACTACAGGTGATGCTATGGGTATGAATATGGTTAGTAAATCATCTAATCATGTTTTAAAATTCTTACAATCTAAATTTAATTTAGAAATAATATCATTATCTGGTAATACATGTACTGACAAAAAAGCATCTGCAATAAATTTAATTAAAGGTAGAGGAAAATCTGTAATAATGGATGCTGTTATTCCTCATAATGACTTGCACAATATTTTAAATGTAACTCCAGATGATATGATCAATTTAAATATTCAAAAAAATTTAATAGGAAGTAGTTTAGCTGGTACTATTGGTGGCAATAATTGTAATGCTTCAAATATTGTTGCTGGTATATTTGTTGCTACTGGACAAGATTGTGGTCAAATCGGTACAAGTTCATACTGTTTATTAAATATGACCAAAGAAAATAATGATTTACTTGTTACTATTAACATGCCAGCTCTTGAAATTGCTACTATTGGGGGTGGTACACAACTTGATGATCAATTAAGTAATCTTCAATTAATGGGTATTAATAAAAATAATGAACCAGGAATTAACGTATCAATATTAGCTAAAAATATAATTTACAGTGTTTTGTCATGCGAACTTTCTTTAATGTCAGCTCTATGTAATGACGACTTAGTTAAAGCTCATTTAAAGTTAAATCGTGGGATTTAAAATATTGAAATTAATACTAGTTAAGTAAATATTGTTATTCATATAAATGAATAGTTCTGAAGAATTTGAAGATAACCAGCAAGAAAATATATCCGCAATTAACAATATTATCAATGAGTCCTATGAATATTCTGACGATTCACCTACTAACCTAAATAATAATATTTTTCATACTACTATATCATCTAATACGAATAATAATACTAATTCTGAAGATTCTAATGATGAAGAACAAACAACTGACTATAATAATGAAAATAATTTTAATATCAATTTAAATACTACTAATTTTACTATTTCAAATAATAACTTTGTAGTAAATGATATTAATATAACTTCTATTTCACCTGAAAATATAACTTCTATTTCACCTG